AAGGCCCTGTTGCGCGGCTTCCTTGCGTGTAATTTTTTCCATGTAGACGACTCCAACTTTTAGAAACTTGCCGCATTATACGTCTACATGCCGCCGCGGTAAAGGTGTAAATTTACCTCAAAATGGCACCCCGTCGCGGTTTTTCCGTATACCAGCCTTTCCTATAGCGTCTACATTATAGTTAAGACTCTTAATCTATCTTTAAGACGTTGCTATATAGTATCACTATTTTATAACGGGGTAACGGGGTAATATAGAGTATACAGTAATAAAATCAAGGGGTTACGTTACCCACCCCGTAAAATTTAGGAAGGGGTACAAAGGGGTAATGGAAGGAGCGGGCCAAGCTACCCAGCGTCGCGCCCCGTTGTGGTTGCTACTTGTGGCCGCCTGGGGCTAGAATTAAGACACTATGAACGATAAACAAGCCCGATTCGTGCAGGAATACTGCAAAGACTTTAACGCGACGCAAGCCGCGATAAGGGCCGGCTACTCCAAGAATTCGGCGGGCCAGCAGGCGCACGAACTCTTGAAAATTCCTGAAATTGCGGAAGCAATCGAAGACCGCAAAGAACAGCTTGCAGCCTTGGCCGAAATCGACGCCGCTTGGGTCTTGAAGCAATGGCGGCAAATTGCGACAGCGGACGTCAACGAGTTAATGCAGCTTCGCCGGGTTTGCTGTAGGCATTGCCATGGCTACGGGCACCAGTACCAGTGGACCGAAGGCGAGTACACGGACGCCGTGAATAAAGCCATTGACGCCGGCAAGCCCGCCCCCGACGGCATGGGCGGTTTTGGCTATGACATGAACGCGGAACCGCACCCGGATTGCCCGGAGTGTGGCGGCCATGGCTTCGAAGTGATCCACATGGAAGACACCCGGCGGCTACGGGGTTCCGCCCGGCGGCTTTACGCTGGCGTGCAGAAGACCAAGGAAGGCTTAAAGATGCTGACCCGGGACCAAGACGCGGCGTTGACCAATATCGCCCGTTACCTGGGGATGATGGTCGACCGCAAGGAAATCAGCGGACCCAACGGCGGCCCCGTGCCCCTGGCCCATATCACCGCGGACGATTTGACCGACGACCAGCTTGCCGCCATTCTCAAGGCTGACGAAGAAGAGGCCGCGGAGTGATAGGCCGCAAGGAAGCCGCGGCGGAACTATTGCGGCGGCGGGAGGCCCGGCGGCAACTGGCCGCCTATATCGGCTACACGTCCCCGAAGTACAAACAAAGCGGCTTTAGTGCGGCCGTTTGCGCGGCCCTCGACCTGTTCATTGACGACATGCAGGCGGGCCGCCGGCCAATCCTTGTGCTGCAGGCCCCGCCCCAGCACGGCAAGTCGGAGATTGTTAGCCGGAAGCTTCCCGCCTATATCTTGGGGCGCTTCCCTGATTGGCGGGTCGGCGCCGCGTCCTATTCGGACGAACTGGCAAACGCCATGGCCCAAGACGTGCGCCGCAACCTGGCGGACGAAAAGCACCGTCGGCTATTCCCCCAGCCCCCGGAAAAACGCCGGTACGATATCAACCGCACGGGGGAATTTACGGCACCCGGCGGCGCTGGCGGCTATCTTGGCGTCGGTGTGGGTGCCGGCCTGACCGGTCGGCCCGTTGATATCGGCATCATTGACGACCCGGTAAAGAACGAAAAGGAAGCGTTGTCGCCCACGGTCAAGGAAGGGCATTGGAACTGGTATCAAACCGTATTCACGACCCGGCTATCCGAAAACTCCGGGCAAATCATCATGGCAACATCATGGGCGGAAGACGACTTGCCGGCCCGGATTTGCAACCACTTCAAGGGCGACCCGCGGCTTACCGTCTTGCGCTTCCCGGCCATCAATGAGCCCGGGGAAGTTGGCTACAACCCGAACTTGCCCCGCGGCCCGCTGGTCCCCGAACTTAAAAGCCTGGCATTCCTGCAAGAAGTCAAAAGCCTGTTTTCCGACTACTGGTGGGCGGCCATGTACCAGCAATGCCCGCGGGCGCTGGGCGGCAACGTCTTTAAGGAAAGCGGCTTGCGCTACTACTTCCCCAAGGACTTGCCGGCCAAATTCGACAAGGTCTTGGCTTCCTGGGATTGCACCTTTAAGGACACGGACGGCACGGACTTTGTCGTCGGCCAAGTATGGGGGAAGGCTGGCGCCAATGCTTACTTGCTGGGCCAGGTTCGCGCCCGCATGTCCTTTACCAAGACCGTCGGGGAAGTCATCAAGCTAAAGAACGAATGGCCCAAGGTCCGGGAAATCCTGATAGAAGACAAGGCCAACGGCCCCGCGGTTATCGACACCCTTAAGGGCTCCGTTTCGGGCATCATCCCGATTGAACCGGACGGGTCGAAGCTTGCAAGGGCGCACGCCGTAACCAGCTATTGGGAAGCCGGTAACGTGTGGCTTCCGCACCCGGATTGGAGCGACCATCTATTCCGCGGCGACGGCAAGGTCAAGGAACTGGTCGGGGAACTTACCGCCTTCCCGGCCGGCGCCAATGATGACCAAGTCGATGCCACGACCCAAGCGTTGCGCCGCCTGTTCCCGCTGTTCAACAAATTGAAGATTACCCAAGAGGCCCTTAACAAAGCCATGGGTCGCGCATAGCAAAAAGCCCCTTGCGGGGCCTATTGAACTTGCCAGGGCTCAAGGTTGTATTCGGTAGCGATACGTCGGGCGGCTTCATTGGCGGCGGCGCTTGCTTCCCTGGTGAAGTCTCCAAATTCGCGGCCAGGTTTGAGCCCTTGCCGGCGTGCTTGGTTAATGCAAACTTGCAGGGCTGCACATTCCGGGCTATTGCGGTAAGCTTTTTGCGCGGCCATCTTGCGACCGTCAACTTCGGTTTTAATCGCCGCCTTAATTTCCTTGGAGTTAAGGCCAGTGTGGCGGGTAGCGCAAACGGAACCGTAATGCAGAATTTCTCCGTTGACTTCAACAATCACGGTCGCCTTAAGATTGGTTTTGCCGCAGCAATCGCAAGTATTAACGGCGTCGTCGGTTCCAAGAATTTTGAACATTTTAAGGGCTCCGGTTTGTTGAGTAAGTGAAGCCAGTATGGATAAATTATTTATCTACGTCAACAACTATTTTGCAAGCCGTCGACCCCGTGCGCTACAATGACCAACAATTTACCCGGAGCGTCAACCATGCCCGAAGCGAAAAAGCCGGCAATCCGGCGCAACCAAGAGAAACTGAAGGGAACCGGCTTGCGCCGTGCGGCAAACAAGGCCAAGGAAGGGGCGTCGACCGTCAAGTCCTACGCCTTCCCGGTCAAGCCCCCGGAACTGGCACCCGGCGTTGTCCCTGCTGGCGTAACGGCTCCGGTTATGGCGACCGACTCCAACCCTTATGCCTTTGCGGCCCAAACTTTCCCCAGCGGCGGCTTCCCTGGTTTCTCCTACCTGTCCCAACTGGCTACCCGTGCGGAATTCCGGCAAATGGCGTCGGGCATGGCGACGGAGATTACCCGGGAATGGCTGGAATTCACCAGCAAGCAAGACGACGACGTCGACAACGCGGAGAAAATCAAAGCCATTGAGGAAGAATTTAAGCGCCTCAACGTCCGCGTGGCAATCCAGAAAGCCGCGGAACAGGATTGTTACTTTGGCCGGGCGCAAATCTTCTTGGAGATTGCCGGCGCTGATCGTTCGACGCCCCTGGTCCTTGACCCGCGGACGGTCAAGAAAGGGAGCCTTGCGCGGGTTGTTCCTGTGGAAGCCGTGTGGACGACCCCTGCCGGCTATAACGCCTTGGACCCCGCGGCCCCGGATTTTTACAAGCCGTCCAAGTGGTTCATGCTGGGCCAAGAGGTCCACGCTTCGCGCCTGCTGACCGTTGTAACCCGGCAGCTTCCCGACATTCTGAAACCGGCTTTCAACTTCGCCGGCATGTCCCTTTCCCAGCTTGCGGAGCCCTACGTCGACAACTGGCTCCGGACCCGTCAAAGCGTGTCGGACCTGCTTAACAATTTCTCAATCACGGCGCTTGCCACGGCAATGGACCAAGTGCTGCAGGGGGACGACGACGGCGGCGATTTGTTCGCACGGGCCGAACTCTTCACGGCCACGCGGAGCAACAAGGGCTTAATGCTCTTGGACAAGGACCGGGAGGAATTGGTACAAATCAATACCCCGCTTTCCGGTCTGCACGAACTCCAAGCCCAAAGCCAAGAGCATATGTGCAGCGTGTCCCGTATGCCGGCCATCATCCTTACCGGCATTTCCCCCAGCGGCTTGAATGCTTCCAGCGACGGCGAAATCCGCATTTTCTATGATTGGATTGCGGCCCAACAGGAAGCCTATTGGCGGGAACCGCTGGAAGTTATCCTAAAGGCCGTGCAACTCTCCTTGTTCGGGGAAATCGACCCGGATATCGGCTTTACCTTCGTGCCGCTGTACCAAATGACGCCCAAGGAAGAAAGCGACATTAGGCTTGCGGACAGCCAGGCGGATTGCGCCTATATCGCGGCCGGTGTGGTTGACCCGTCCGAAGTCCGGGAGCGTTTGGCGAAAGACCCGAACAGCGGATTTATGGGGCTGGATACTTCCGTCGAACTGGTCCCGCCGAATCCTGAGCCCGCCCCGGGCGAAGCGCCGCCGCCGGGACTTGAAGACGAACCGGGGGCCGCCAGTGGCGCAACAGCCTAAGACGTGCCGGGCGGTCCCGGCCAATCGCGGCATTGAAGCCAAATACCGTAAGGCCCTGCAGCGGCTCATTGCAGAAATGCACGCGTCGGTCGAATACTGGCTAACCGCGGCTTATCGCAAAGACCCGCCGCGCATGGCCGCCTTGGTTGAACAGGCGCAAGACGCCAGCCCGTCCGCCAAAATCAAAAAGGTATTGGACGAACTGGCCCGCCGGTGGACTGACCGCTTCAACGATTACGCCCCCAAGCTGGCTGAAGCCTACCTAAAGGGCATGTTTAAGGCCAGCGACTCCGCGTTCCGTCAAGCCCTCAAGGAAGCCGGTTGGGCGGTCGACTTCAAAATGACGCCGGCCGTTCGGGACGCTTTTAACGCCAGCCTTGAGGAAAACGTCGGCTTGATTCGGAGCATTCCGGAAAAATACTTGCAACAGGTAGAGGGAACGGTAATGCGTTCCTACAGCGCCGGCCGTGACTTGGCGTCCATGGTCAAGGAACTAAAGCAACTTTACCCCGCGGCAAGCCATCGGGCCGAACTGATAGCCCGGGACCAATCGAACAAAGCGAATGCCGTCGTCAACCGGGCCAGGCAAATGGAACTTGGCATAACGGAAGCAATTTGGCAACATAGCCACGCGGGGAAGAATCCGCGCCCGGACCATGTTGCCGCCAATGGTAAGCGGTATAAAATCGCGGAAGGTTGCCTAATTTCCGGGGAGCATATCCAACCGGGAGAGGAAATAAATTGCCGCTGTACTAGTCGGGCAATATTACCAATTTAGGAGGTTCCGCTATGTACCCCTCTTCACTTCCCGAAGCGCCTTTTACCCGGACGAAAACCGACGACCAGTTGGCGTCGTTCTTTGCTGGCGTGCAAGCCCGAAGCTTCCGCGAATTGAGCCTTGCCGCTGGCGCATCGCTTTACGTTCGCATGGTTCGACCTATCGACGTAATCCTTCGTAAATTCGGCCTGTTCGTCAATGCTGGGGAAATTCGTTGCGAAATCTACCGCGGCGCCACTCCAAGCGGCACATGGGCTGAAAGCTTGCCAGTCATCCCAAAAAATGAAATGAGTGTACGCCCCGCTCCGGCATATGTTCCGCAAAGTCATTTTGAAGCCGGCGGCACATTTACCGGCGGAACGCTTTACGACGTCATTCACATAAAGACCGCCGGGGGAACGGGCCAGCAATCAACCGTCGGCGGAAACCGCGACGACATTCTTGGCGCTCCGGCCGGAACCGGGTACTATAAATTCAGTAATCCGGGTTCCGGGACGGCAACGGGAATTTTTACCGTCGCATGGGATGAATTGCCAGCAAGCTAAATTGGCCCCATAATCCAACATTATGCCGACCATGAAACTAGCCTTAGACCGAAGCGCCCGGCGGATTGACGCCGACGGGCGGCTTCACGTCGACCGCTCCCACATTTCCAAAGCCACGGTCAACCCGTACTACGGCAAGGAAATTCCGGGCTATGAAGCCTTGGGCCTGCAGCCGGATAAGGTATACCGCTTGCTCCGTGATCCTGTGGAATTGGAGCGGGCCGCCCCCACGTTCGCACGCCTCCCCGTTCTTTCGGAGCATGTGCCCGTAAC